AGGCGCACCAACAGCCCAAGATTTCAAAGATGCAAGTGAATCTGTTTATATGGAAGCTGAAAAGCCAGGTCTTTGGGCTAACATTCGTGCAAGACGTAAAAAAGGTCTTCCACGTCTAAAGCCAGGACAAGAGGGCTATCCAAAAACACTTGATATTGAAGAATGGATGGAAGGTCTTGATCTTCTAGATGAAGCGGGAATACTTGATAAAGCTATTGCAGCCATACACAAGAATGTATTGAAAGGCGTGAGCCTAAATGACATCACTTGGGACGTAAGCCGTGCTGCTGGTGTTAATATGACTGCACAAGAATTGCAGAAAGCATATGTCAATCAATACGGCAACCCCAAAGACGCAAAAAAATCATCTGCTATTTCAACTGCATTGAAGAAAAAGTACGGTTTCAAATCAGAAGAGTTGGATAGAATTTTAGATGAAATAGATTCATCAAAAGCTAGTAACAGAGAACAAGGGACTGATAGCCTTGTGAAGATATACAAGAAAGATACCCCTGGCCAAAAAAATCTACAAGAAGTATCTCTTGATGCAAATATCAGAAGAGGTGACATGGTTCGTTTTTATAATGAAACATTAGCGTCTGATGATAAAGTTGTAGGAGGTACATTCGTAGGGACTGATGCTGATACAGGTAGAATGAGAATTAGAGACGAAGATGGAAAACTACACATAATCAAACATACAAACGTATTTTCAGAATAAGAGAGATAAAATGAAAAAATTTAAAACATTTTTTAAAGAATACACAGTATCGGTTCCTAGTAAAAAAGATACTATGAACATTGATAGAAAAGATATGCCCCAGATCAAATCTGCTGATTTACAAGATTTTTTCAAGTTTCTTAAAGGCAAGAAAGTATCTACTGTAAGAAAAACAATTGACCCTTCTAAGCTAAAAGCAACACAAGGTCAATTTGACAAGGGAAAAGTCCAAAAGGCATTAGATGACCTAATTGACGGCAATCTACCAGATAAGCCTATTGTAGTCTCTAAGGATGGCTATGTGATAGATGGACACCACAGATGGCTTGCATTTGTTAATGCAGGGAAAAATATGGATGTTTTTGAAGTTAATGTGAATGCAAAAGAAATCATATCTCTCATGAATGAGTATCCAAAGTCATTTAACAAAAAACTGTACGAAGCATTTTCTCTAGTGTGTGAGAAAGATGAAACGTGTCCTTTAGTGACAGCCGCTCAATTGAAGGCGTTTGAAGGAGTTGTTGATAAGCTTTTCAAGGCATATAAGATTGATTTTGATTTTGGTAAAAGGCATTTCAGAGACCGCATGGCTGACGAAAGAAACAAACCGTGCATAGACCTTAAAGAATTGGCAGAAATGATCAAGAAGCTTTATATGCAAGTGAAAAAAAATGGAAGCACTTTATCTAAGCACAAAGATGCTGAAATTGTCTTGAAAGATTTGCAGTCACAATTGAACATGCCAATAGCTATCGAATATGATAGAAAAAATGACGAACTTGATGTTATTGCAAAAACCATAATGAGAAAGAAAGACTTCAAGACACCAAACCCAGTGGTTAGAGTTTAATACAGAGGCAAAAATGCTATCTTTTAAGAAATTCTTAGGATTAAATGAAATAGTGAAAAAAGTAAAAACACCAGAAGGTGAAACTAAATGGGCCTTGGTCAGTCGCAATGACCCATCAAAGGTTTTACAATATTATGATGGGGATGGAAAACCTTCTAAGGGGTGGGTTTCTAAAGCAGAACGTAGAGTTCAATATTTTAAAAGTAAAGGTTGATAATGATTTCTTTCAAAAATTTCTTAGATGAAACAACTATAAACAAAGCATTAGACTATCATTTAGAAAATGGCATACCACTTGCAAATTGTATTTTTAGACCACACAGTGAGAGCTTCAATAATTTTTTCATAGAAGCACGTAGCAGATATAACGATGGGGTTCTAGAGTTAACAGATCAATTTGACATAGATTTATTAGAGACTGATATAGGAAAACATGCTGAATATGAAGGTAGTGTTGTCCCATTGGATATTCCTATGATGGAAGAAAAAGTCGAATTGAACAAACCACAAAGAGGTGGTCCTAAAAAGTTTTATGTGTATGTCAAAGATGGAGATTCTGTTAAAAAAGTGACATTTGGTGATACTACTGGACTAGATGTTAATTTTGATGATGATGAAGCAAGAAAGTCTTTTGCAGCCAGACACCAATGCCACTTGAAAAAAGACAAAACAACTGCTGGTTATTGGTCCTGCAATCTACCGAAATATGCAAAAGAACTTGGATTAAAAAATGGTGGTAATTTCTTTTGGTGATACAACCCTATATTGATGAAAAAATAAGTGATGGTAAATGGATAAGAACTTTTGACCCTAGTGTTTCAGAATCAGAAGAATATGTTTGGCATAGAGATTACGAAGATAGAGTTTTTACTGTTATTGATGGAGAAGGATGGCAGTTTCAATTTGATAACGAATTGCCATTTTTTATAAATAAAAGAGATAGGATACATGTGCCGAAAATGGCATATCATAGAATAATACCTAGCAATAGTAAACTGAGGATACAGATAGATGAAAAATTTTAGACAATTTATTGAAGAAAACACTTTCGATAAATTCCGTGATATGGTGAACAAAAAAACTACCAATCGCCTTATTATGGTTGGTGGTAAGCTGGTGGATGTATCCTTGAAGGATGCAAGTAATCTGATAACTCTTTATGACAACCAATCCAGTTCTGGTAAAAAAGAGCTTGAAAAGGAAATATCAACCAAAAAAGGTTTGGATAGTGTTATTAAAGATATGTATGAATCCAATGACACGCAAACTGTTTATATCCAGAAAAGGATGAAAGCGCTAGGCGGCAATCAATACGCCAATGACACAGGATTTGCTAAAAAGGTTTCCAATGCAGTAACAAAATTGGGTCTATCTGCAAAGCTTGAAGGTGATAAGATTGCAGTATCTGGCGACATGGAAAATATTGAAAAATTGAAGAAGACCTTAAAAGGTGTAACTTTCATGAAAGAAGCTAAGGGTTCTGATTACACCATCTACCATAAGACCTTTTCTTCTGCTGTTCAACACGCTCTTTCACAGGTTGAGAAGCAAGGATATGAAGTTGACGGTGATGAATGGGATCGTAAAGTTGCAATGGGACCAAAGAAGCCCAGCGCAGGTAAGACAAATTCTTACACTATTGATTTGATGAAGAATGGTAAAGAGACAAAGCGTAAGCTCCAAATGCAGGTCTACTATGATGAAGGCCGTTATGAGTTGAATATGTATGTTTCATAAGTTTTTTCCATTAATTGAGTGGTTCAGAAAGTTAACCACTCCTGAGATAGCGGATATTGTAAATTCATCAATGTACCCTAGTATCACATTACCCGTTGAAAGGGCAAAGTTAGAGAATAAATTACCTGACTTTGAAAAAATGAGTAAGAAAGAATTGGATATTTGGGCGCATGATAATTTGGGTCTAAATATAGATAGAAGAAGAAAAAAGATTTATATTATTGAACAAATAAAACAAAATATAAACATAAAGGAGAGTTAAAATGGCACTTTGGGGAAAAACTGATACAGAAGGCGCAAAGCCTAAGTATCTATCAGTGGCAGATAAAGAAGATACATATTTCGTTGATACAACAGAAGTATTTGTTGAAACAAACCGTGACAAGGGTATTCAAACACCTGGTTGGAATCTTTATAAAACATATACAGATACTAATGGCAATACACGCCACAAGAACGAAACTCTTGTTCCAATGAAAGTATCTGCTCTTTCTGCTGGTGATCAAGCAGCTAACACTGATATTATAGTTAATAGCTAATACATATGAATAGGGGAGAAATCCCCTATTCTTTTATTTTTAGGAGGAAATGAATGAAGCTGGAAGAATCTACCTTTCTACTTTATGCGGCCAAATATTATGACAATCCTCACTGCCATGATATATCAGAATTCGAGGAAGACTTGAAAAGGTTTCAGTATATTAGAAAGCTGTTGAATCGCTATGCTCAGTATGGTGATTTGAAAGAAAGACTCATATTAAATCATTTCATTGTTATCTACAATTGTTTCGGAACACATGCGACAAATATGCTTTTCATGAAACTAGATGAACATCATGAACTAGTAAAACCATTCATAGAATTTTTGAACTATATGCCTAGTGAAATAGAATATAATGGAACAATTATAAATACCAATAATATAAAATCCAATCAAGAAATAACAAAAAAACTACAGGAGATTTAAATGGATTTCAAGGCACTCATAAGCAAAATGCTTGAAGAAAAGAAATTAGATAAAGTAAATAAAGACGCTTTGAAAGGTGGTTTTAAAGATCGTTCTGATAAAGACATAGATAATGATGGTGAAGTTGATGATCAAGATGAATATCTTCACAATAGAAGAAAAACAATCACAAAGGCTATTAAAAAAGAGTCAATTGAACTTGATGAAAAGGTCAATGAAAAAGCAATCAAGAAGGCTGTTGATGATGGCAAGTCTATGGACGTTATCGTCGGCATGTTTGCTAACAAGCGCACAACAAACACAGATGAAATCCGCAAGGTTGTAAAAGACTACATGTGGAATAAGCGTATGAAGAAAGAGTCAGTTGAACTTGATGAAGCAATGTTCACTGTTGATGATATTGATGGTATGGCGAAAGAAATTAAAAGTGGTCTAAAGGCACCTTTTATTAATGTAAGTAAATCAACACTTGGCGGTGCAGAAAGAGTATCTGTTTTCATCAAAGTCTCTCTTGATAAACAAGAAGACTGGAAAAACAATATATATCAAAATTCAAGACATGCTACGTTCAGAGTAGGTTCTGATGATGGCACCTTAGAATTGTCAACAAAGCATTACAACCTTCCAAAGTTTAGAAAAGCAAAGTTTAAAAATACCAAAGACGTTATTTCTAAAATCAATAAGTGGATTGATAGCGCAAGTAGCATAAAAGAATCTGTTGAACTTGATGAAGCAAATTCAGGTCCAGAAGAAGCAATATCTATAATTGCAAATTCCATTGCAATGAATCCATCTGTTGTCAAAGATGCACTTGAAGCAGCTAATCTTGATCCTGTTGCAGTTGTAACTGCATTAAAAGGTAAAAAGACAATCAAAGCAATGCAACTAGGTAATTTAGTTATGGGTCACGCTTTTGGTGGTTCCATCAGCAAAAAAGACTTAGCACCTATTGAAAAAGCAGTAGATGCTGCCTTCAAAGCATCACCTAAAAAAATGAAAGAATCTGTTCAACTTGATGAAGCTGATGGTTGGATTGCAATGTACAATGGCAAGAAACTTGAAATCACCAAGAATGATGCGAAAGACCTTTACAGTGCAAAGATGTATGCTGCCAAAGAACTTAAAGTCCCTAAATCAAAAATGGGTCTTTTGGCTATCTCACCAGCATACAATGAAAGCAATAAAGAAAATGATCTTTTCAATTCTTTAAAAGAAATCATAAAAAATAAAATGTCGGATAAGTAATGATTGTTGATCTATTCCTAGTATATCAGTTTATCAAAAGACTTGCTACGCCTTTCTCTGAATGGGAGGCGTACAAGCAAGGCGTTATTGATGAACGTGGTAACATATTAAAACCAAAAAAAGAACGTAGATTGAAAGCTGAAAGAGATTCATTTCAAAAATTTGATTTACTTGTTTTGAAATTGAAAAGATTACTTGAAAAAATACCAGGTGGTCAATCAAGGCTTGCATCATACGCTGCTGCATTATGGTTAATAAAAGAATGGAATTATTTTAGTGATGAAAACATGTTATCAGAAGAAATAATAGAATCATTAGAAATAAACGAATCATTCTTATCTCTCCCACCATATGTGGATTATATACTAAAAGAACAAAATGTCAATAGTAAAGTTATTGATGAAGAGCCTACTATGAACGTTGGTTCTGGTAATATTGCTGGTTTAGGAGTGGGTCCCCAAGGCGAACCTGGCCTTACACCAGCCCAGCAAAAAAGATACAAAAAAAAGAATAAACAAGGCAAAAAGCTTAGAGATATTATAGGAAGGGTGTAAAATCATGATTAGTTTAGATCAATTTAAATCAATGATACCAAAAAACAGAGAAGCAGACAAATGGTATGAGATAGCAGTTGACATGTTCGAAAAATATGATATAACAACTACTAATAGAATTGCTGGCTTCATGGCACAGTGTTCTCATGAGTCAAGAGACTTTACCGCACTTGAGGAAAATCTTAATTATTCAGAAAAAGCCCTTAATAGTGTTTTTTCACGTTATTTTGGACAGGGTAAAAGAAATGCTGCTGAATATGCAAGAAAACCTGAAAAAATTGCAAATTATGTATATCAAGATAAATTTCGCTCAAAAGGTGGTGCTATGGGTAACACTCAAGAGGGTGATGGTTGGAGATTCCGTGGTCGTGGTATCAAACAGTTAACTGGACGTAACAACTACACTGCATTTGCAAAAACTGTTGGTATGACTGCCGAAGAAGCTGCTGATTATCTAGGAACTAAGAAAGGCGCTTTTGAATCTGCTTGCTGGTTCTGGAAAACTAATAACATTGCCCACTATGCTGATAATGATGACATTGTTGGTATGACGAAACGTATAAATGGTGGAACAATTGGCCTTAAAGACCGTGAAGCAAGATACAATAGAGCTAAACAAATATTGAGTGTTAGTAGTGGTCCTGTAAATCAACCTGTAAAAACAAGACCAGAACCTACAAAGCCTGTTCAAGTATCAGAACAAGTGGACACAAACAACTCTAATATTGTTTTGAAAAGAGGTTCTAGAGGTCCAGAAGTCGCTAAGATGCAAAAAGCCTTGGGTATTACTGCTGATGGTATTTTTGGTATTGGTACAGCCGCTGTGTTGAAGAATTGGCAAAGGGCAAATAGTTTGACACCAGATGGTGTTGCGGGGCCAGCTACCTTTGCAAAATTGTATAGATAATAAATAAGTGTATAGCACTAATTAACATAAAGGAGACATATGATGTCAATAGAAAAAATTATTCAAGAATCAATCAACAAGAACCCAACAGCTATGAGAGAGGCTCTTGAAGAAGAACTAAAGAACCGTATCCGTCTTGCTCTAGAAGCATCCGATGAAGAAATGGATGATGAAGATGATGACATGGATGATGAAGAAGATGATATGGAAGATGAAGACGAGGACTGATAGAAGTCCCCTTTATTAAAGGATTTATATTATGCTAAAAATTTACGGATTAGTTGCCGTAGTGATGTTTATGACAATGTTGGGTGGGGGTGCATACCTATATTACACTTCCACCCAAAACACTATCATACAGTTAACTGAAAACAACACGCAACTAAAAGAAAACCAAGAACAACTTACAGAAGCTGTGCAAACGGCAAATAATACTGTTGATTATCTTAACAATAATTTTGAGACTATGAGACAAAATTTTGAAGAGGCTTCTGCACAGTTACAACTTTCAAGAGAACAAAATAGTCAATTAATAGAACGTCTTGGAAGGCATGAGATTGGTTTTCTAGCAATATCTAAACCAGCACTGGTTGAAAGAATTATTAATAATGCGTCTAGTGAAGCTATGAGATGTTTTGAATTGCTCACAGGTGCCCCATTGACAGAGGATGAAAAAAATGCTGAAAATGAAAGACAGTTCAATTCTGAGTGTCCTTGGCTTTACACTGATCTTGTCAAGCCTTAGTGCTTGCGCAAAACCAAATACTATCGAACCCGAAACAAGGGTTGAAGTCCTAGAAGTACCTATAAAAAAACCTGCTCCTATTGTCCCAACTATTGACGTATTAGAGTTAAGGGATGTTGAATGGATTATAGTTACAGAAGAAAACTACCTAGAATCAATGAAAAGAATCAGAGATAGCGGTGTAGAGGTTGTTATTTTTGGCCTTACATCAGAGGGCTACGAAAATCTTTCTTTAAATATCAATGACTTGAGAAAAACAATCCAGCAACAGCAAACTATAATTGCCATATACGATAAATCTTATAATGACTAAATAATATAAAGAAGTCTTAAATACAAGGAGTAGTATATTGTCAAGTGATGAAGAGATAAATACTCTTGTAACTGATATTGCTTTGATTAAAAGAGATATCAATCAGATAGAGAAATCTGTAGCTAAAATGGATGAAGGTGTTAGTTTAAATTCTGAAATTTTGAAGAATTTGGCAGTCCAAGAGACTATGCTCAAAAATAACGAGAAAAGAGTAGAAATTTTGGAAAAAAAATTTATACAACATGCGAAAGATGAAGTAGATTTCCACAGAGAGTTGAACAGCCATCTACAAGACCTTAAAGATACTGCTCAAGATCAGAGAGAAAAGCGTCATAAAGAGGTAATGGAGTCAATTAAAGAAATGAACGATAGTGTAAACTCTAGACTCGACAAACAAGATGAACGTATCAAAAAGCTTGAAAATTGGAAATGGTATATTTTAGGTGCTTTGGCATTGATAGGTTTCGTCTTATCTATTTTTCCTTGGGAAACAGTAATTCCACTCTTGACAAACTGATAAAACCTAGCTATACTAATCTCTAATATATTATTAGAGGAATCATTTATGGTAGATTATGTTGAGTTGCAATATGCGACTATGCTTTCTAATCGTTTGCAATTATTTAAAATAAAGAGTAGAAATCCCTACAAGATCAACTTTCGTTGTCCTGAATGTGGTGACTCCCAGACATCTAAGTCAAAGGCTAGAGGATGGCTTCTTGAAAGCAAGGACCAGACTTTTGTGTACTATTGTCATAACTGTGGCGTAAGCAAGTCTTTTCATAACTTTTTGAAGTCTGTTGATCCTTACTCCTACAAAGATTTTCTTACAGAGAAATTTATTGAGAAGCATGGCTCTGCTAAAAATCCAGATGAATTGCCTGTTACTCAAACTTTGGAAAAAATCAAACCAGTTTTTGATGAACATCCTCTCAAGAAAATCAAGAAAATAAGTCAACTAAAACATGATCATCCTGCAAAAAAATACATCCAAGACAGAAAAATCCCCCCAGAGCAACATTATAGAATTTTCTACGCGCCCAAGTTCAAAACATGGGTAAATTCTATGTTGCCAGACAAATTGGAAATGAAGAAAGAAGAGCCTAGGATTGTTTTGCCATTCCTTGATAAAAAAGGCAATCTTTTCGGATTTGCTGGAAGGGGTTTTGATCCAAATGGTCTACGATATATGACTATCATGCTATATGATGATAGGCCAAAAATTTTTGGGTTAGACAAGGTAGATTTTAATTCAACCTATTATGTTACAGAAGGCGCAATTGATAGTCTTTTCCTAAATAATGCTGTTGCTATGGCAGGTGCTGACGGTAATACAGATGGGTTAGAAAACATAGAAAATGCTGTATTTGTATTTGATTTGGAGTATAGAAATAAAGAAATTATGAAACGATTGGAAAAGGTTATATCAAAAGGCGTATCTGTCTGTTTGTTCCCTCAATCTCTTTCTAAATATGGTAAAGACCTTAATGAATTTGCGTTAAATGGTCTGACCACATCACAAATACAAGAATATGTTAAGAGAAATACTTACAAGGGATTGGACGCCAAAATCCGACTACTTGAATTGAAAAAATGTTGAATGGAGATATAAAATGAGTGAAGTTAAATTGATGCTAGGTGATTGCCTTGATAAACTAAAAGAACTAGATGATAATAGTGTAGACAGTATTGTCACTGATCCGCCTTATGGATTGTCCTTTATGGGTAAAGCGTGGGATAAATCAGTTCCAAGCAAAGATGTATGGGAAGAATGTTTGCGTGTATTGAAGCCTGGTGGATATCTGCTGGCATTTGCTGGCACTAGGACACAGCACAGAATGGCAGTTAATATTGAAGATGCTGGATTTGAAATTCGTGATATGATTGCATGGGTATATGGAAGTGGATTTCCTAAATCTTTGAATATTAGTAAAGATATAGATCGAGTCACTGGAAATCAACGACAAGTCATCGGAAAACAATCCACACAAATAGGAGATTACCTCAAAAGTAAAGAAGGTCCGGGTGCTGGCGGCAATAAACCAGCCGTGAAATCACGATACACTGGAAATGTGTTGGGTGGACCCGCTACTGATGAAGCAAAGCAATGGGAAGGTTGGGGAACTGCACTCAAACCTGCATTAGAACCAATCACTGTTGCTAGAAAGCCACTAAGTGAAAATACTGTTGCTGCAAATGTTCTGAAACATGGCACAGGTGGTATCAATATTGATGCTAGTCGGGTTCAATACGAAGAAAATGACAGACTATTAAAAGGTGGTTCATACGGAGGAAATAGAAAAGGTTCGTCTGGCGAAAGTATATTTGGAACAGGCGGCACCGAATTATCATATGAGGGTGGTTTGCCTACTGGTCGTTTCCCTGCCAATCTAATCCATGATGGAAGTGATGAAGTTACAGAATTGTTTCCTGATAGTAATGGTGGCGGATTTCCAAAAACAATAAAAGCTGGTTCTCCTATTGATTTCAGGACACCTGAAAGCCGTTCTTCAAGGACGAATATGAATGACACTGGTTCTGCCGCCCGTTTCTTTTATTGTGCCAAAACTTCCAAGAAAGACCGCAATGAAGGGCTTGACGATTTTGAAGAAAAGTCTATTGGGGGCAAAGGAAATGGTATTCGCCGTTATTGTTCTCAATGCGGTGTTTCTATTTTGGAGTCACATCTTTGCGAATGTGGGGTTAAAGATTGGGTCAATCCTGCTTCCAAAAAAAACAATCACCCTACAGTGAAACCAACTGAACTTATGAAATATCTTGTTCGTATGGTAACACCAAAAGGCGGCACTGTTCTTGATCCATTCATGGGGTCTGGTTCGACTGGAAAAGCCGCAAAGCTGGAAGGTTTTGATTTTATTGGAGTAGAACTTGATCCAGATTATATTTTGATAGCACAAGCACGTATAGATGCTGCTGAAAAAGAAACAACGTTAGAAGGATTTTTTGAATGACAATTAATGCGATATTTGCATGTGATGAACAGTATGGCATAGGATATAAAAATGATTTGCCTTGGCCTAAAAATGCTGCTGACATGTTATGGTTTAAAAACAATACTTCTGGTGGTGTTGTTGTTATGGGTAGAAAGACATGGGAGTCTCTTGGATGTAAAAAACTCCCTAATAGACACAATGTAGTCATTTCCAATAAAAATATTTCGGGACCAGATGAAGTGGTTAGTGGTGACATAGGTGACATACTCAAAGGTTTAGAAAAAAAGTTTCATGATTTGAAAATTTGGGTTATTGGTGGTGCGGATATTTACCGCCAATCACTTCCATACTGCAATAGCCTATATTTGACTAAATTCAAAGAAACATATTATTGTGATACCTTTATCCAACCAACATGGATTGAAGGGTTTAAAGTTCTTGCAAATAAGAAAACAGAAGATGCAGATTTTATGATAATGAGTAAAATTACATCTTGACAATAAGTAAAAAATGAGGTATAGTAAATGAAACAATATCATGATTTGATTAAAAATGTATTAGAAAACGGGGAAGAAGTTAGTGACAGAACAGGAGTTGGGACAAAATCAATCTTCGGATGCCAAATGCGTTTCAACTTACAAGATGGGTTTCCAGCAGTCACAAGTAAGCGTCTCGCATGGAAAGCAGTTGTCGGAGAACTTATCTGGTTTCTTGAAGGAAGTACAGATGAACGAAGACTGGCTGAACTCACATTTGCAAAAGATAGAAAAGAGCTTGTGGGAAGAAATACTATCTGGACTGCCAACGCAGATGTTCAAGGAAAAAATCTCGGATACGAAAACCACGATTTGTATAAAGGACTTGGACCAGTTTATGGATACCAATGGCGCAACTTCGACGGCTTCGGTCCACACAACGGAACAGACCAGATACAGTGGTTACTTAATGAAATTCGAACCAATCCAGATTCGAGACGACTCATTCTCTCAGCATGGAACCCTAACCAGCTATCTCAAATGGCACTACCCCCTTGCCATACACTCGCCCAATTCCGTGTATACAATGGACGTTTGAGTTGTCAACTATATCAACGTAGCGCAGATATCGGATTAGGTATTCCTTTTAATATTGCGTCATATGCTTTGTTGACATATATAATTGCAAGAGAAACCAATCTTGAAGTTGGTGATTTTGTGCATACTATTGGTGATGCTCACATTTATAATGATCATATTGAAACTTTAAAAATTATATTGGAACGTGATTTTTATCCTCTTCCGACACTTAAAATATCTGATGATTTTGATCTGAAAAATGGCTTGACAAATGGCTTCCCATTAGATACAATTAGTAAATTCATACTTGAAGGATACCAGTCACACGAAACGTTGAAGATGAAAATGGCTGTATAAAAAAATTGTCAAATGTTGCTAAAAACTGTAACATTTGACGTTTTACAAGATGTGCGAAATATAAATAAAATACCAGACAACATATTGTCTTAAAATCAATTATTATAACTACCTATGGGGTAAAAAATGCCGCAAAATGTATATTGCGGCATATGAGACATATTTAACATTAAAAAAAAGGAAGTCATGTAAATGAACGATACCGCATCTTTCGAACAACCAGAGTACACAAATTACGTTATGAAACGAAACGGCACTACTGAAAAGTTCACTAAAGATAAAATAGCTACAGCAGTAACTAAAGCAATGAAATCTATTGGTATCAGAAGCAAAACTTTGCCTGATGAAGTAGCTTCTGAGGTTGCTGATGCTGTTGATACCAACTTCGAAGACAATATTATTGAAGTGGATTCAATACATAGAACTGTAGAAAATGTCATAATGGACATGGGGCTTCATGATCTTGCAAGAGAATATATCTTGTATCGTCATAGTAACATGCCAGATATTTTCCGTAAAAGAACAAATCTAAAGCCTTATGAATACCCGCAAATTGTTGAATATACTGATGCAATTCGTCATTCGTATTGGGTACATACTGAGTTTAACTATTCATCTGACATTCAAGATATGAAAGTCAGAATGACACCTCATGAAGTAGAAATTGTGAAAAAGGCTATGCTTGCTATTTCACAGATTGAAGTTGCTGTCAAGACATTTTGGGCTAAAATCGGTGAACGTTTTCCTAAGCCAGAAGTAGCGGCTGTTGGTATCACATTCGGTGAGTCCGAAGTTCGTCACGCTGATGCATACTCTAACCTTATTGAGATTATGGGCCTTAATGAAGAATTCGAGAAAGTTGTAGAAGTTCCTGCAATCAAAAAGCGTATTGCGTATCTTGAGCAATCTATTGGTGCCCCAGCAGATGATAAAGACTATTTCCACAAAATCATTCTATTTTCTATGTTTGTGGAAAATGTGTCTCTATTTTCGCAGTTCCTTATCATGATGGCATTTAACAAGCATAAGAATGTTCTTAAAGGTATTTCAAATGCTGTTGAGGCAACATCAAAAGAAGAAGATATTCATGCACGTTTTGGGTTTGAACTTGTCAATATCATCAAAGCTGAAAATCCCGATTGGTGGGACAAGAACACTATTGCAGAAGTTAACCGCCTTGCACGTGAAGCATATAAGGCTGAGTCTGCTATTGTAGATTGGATTTATGGTGAAGTGGATTTGGACTTCCTACCAAAAGAAACAGTGAAAGAATTTCTAAAGCATCGTTTTAATCAGTCTCTACAAGCAATTGACATGAAGCCAATTTATGAGACTGATGAAGCTATAGTTCGCACCACTGATTGGTTCGTAGAAGAAATCCTTAGCACAAAAAATCATGACTTTTTTGTCAAAAGAGGGACTGCATATAGTAAGAAAACAAAAGCATTTACAGAAGATGACTTATTCTAAGTGTTTCAAAAATAATCAAATGGGGTGGTAAATTTTTATCACCCCATTCACATCAAATGAAAAAGAAAGAGGAAATATGGAAAAATTTTATTGGCTAAACGAGGATTCACGAACATTTTTATCACGTGGATATTTAAGTGATGGTGAAACACCTGAAAGTAGAATTCGTGACATTGCTAACAAAGCAGAAGAATATCTAGGTGAAAAAGGTTTTGCCGACAAGTTTTATGAGTATATGAGTAGAGGCTATTATTCTCTTTCATCACCAGTGTGGGCAAACTACGGCAAGAAAAGAGGTCTTCCAGTATCTTGTTTTGGTTCTTATATTGATGACAGCATGGAATCCATTCTTTATGCACATGCTGAAAATGGTATGTTGATGAAGAATGGTGGTGGTACATCTGGTTATTTTGGACCTATCCGCCATAGAGGTGCGCCAATTACTGATTCTGGTGAATCTTCTGGTTCTGTCCACTTTATGCAATTGTTTGATACACTAGCATCTGTTGTATCACAAGGTTCAGTTCGTCGTGGTTTCTTTGCAGCATATCAAGACCTTGAACACCCCGATGCAGATGAATTTCTTGACATTGGCACAGAAGGAAACCCTATTCAAGGTTTGACCACATCTGTTGTTGTTTCTGATAAATTCATACATGATATGAAAGCAGGTGATCCAGAAAAAAGACGCCTATGGGCAAAGGTTCTGCAAAGACGTTCTGAAATCGGATACCCCTATATCATGTTCGGTGATAACGTAAACAAAAACAAACCACAAGTCTATAAAGACAAAGATATGTGGATTTATGCTTCACAAATGTGTTCTGAAATTTCACTACCATCTTCTGTGACAGAAACTTTCACATGTGTCCTTTCTTCTATAAATGTTCTTCATTGGGATGAAATTGTCGAAACTGACGCTATTGAAATTATGACAAAATTTCTTGACACTGTTTGTGAAGAATTTATCATTAAGACAGAAGGTATTGAGTATCTAAAACGTGCCCGTGAATTTTCTATTAATCACCGTGCGCTTGGCCTTGGTATCCTTGGGTGGCATTCATATTTGCAGTCAAACATGATTCCTTTTGAATCCAGTGCAGCAGCCAAAAAGAACCTTGAAATTGCTAAAACACTTCAAGAGCGTTCACATGCAGCTTCAAGAGAGCTTGCAAAAACTCTTGGTGAACCACCTTTGCTTGAAGGTTATGGTATGCGCAACACTACTACAATGGCAATCGCACCAACCAAATCAAGTTCATTTATTCTTGGGCAAGTAAGTCAATCAATTGAACCAGAGTTTTCTAACTGTTATGTGAAAGACCTTGCGAAGATCAAAGTAACAATCCGCAACCCATATCTTGAAAAGTTGCTTGATGAAAAAGGTGAAAACAAGTATGAAGTGTGGGAAACAATCAAAGCAGCAGATGGTTCTGTGCAACATCTAAACTTCTTGACTCAAGAAGAAAAAGAAGTTTTCAAAACTTTCTCAGAAATCAATCCATACACGATTGTAGATTATGCAGCTATTCGTCAAAAGTATATTGATCAAAGCCAAAGTCTTAATCTGATGCTTGATCCAGACATGTCTGTTAAGGATATTAACGCTCTATATCTATATGCTTGGGAATTAGGTGTAAAGAATCTGTATTACAGTTTCTCTATGTCTGCTGCCCAGTCACTCACAAGAAAAAGAGTACAATCATCTGGTTGTGCTGCATGTGAAGCTTAAACGATAAATAGGATTGGGGAGGGAAATCCTCCCCAATTCATGATGATAAAAAGAGGAATAAATTATGATAGAAATTAAAGCACCTGATGACAGCCAATTTGAAACTTTTGATAAGATATTTTTGGCTGGTTCAATCGAAATGGGCAAAGCTGAAAAATGGCAAGACAAACTAGCTAATGATCTAAAAAACGAAAAAATTATACTTTTCAACCCCCGTAGAGATGATTGGGATTCATCTTGGGTTCAGGACCCAGACCCTGGTACACAATTTCATCAACAAGTGAATTGGGAAATAGATCATATTCGTAGGGCTGATATGGTTGTTTTCTATTTTGACCCCAAGACACAATCTCCTATCACTTTGATGGAACTTGGATATTGTATTGGAACAAATGCAAATATCGTGGTATGCTGCCCCAAAGAGTATTTTAGACATGGTAATGTTGTCATTATGTGTAGACTTCTTGGAGTAACACCTGTAGAGACATATGACGAATTTGTCACAAAAATAAGAAACAAACTCGATTTGGAAAGCCCAGTTAAACCAGTAGAAACAGAACCAACACCAGAAATCGAAAAAAACATACCATAAACTTTGATTGGTCCTTGACAACACTTCACGAATCATGCATATTGAACATGTCTTAAACAAAAAAGAAAGAAGATTATGTTTAAAGTAGTGTATATTATGATTGTTGTTATGTTTGCAAGTATTGCGAGTGTAGCAAATGCGAATTGTTCACCTGAACAAGAAATTCGTGCATTAGCATTGAATATGTATCATGAAGCCCGTGGTCAAGGACCTGATGGTATGTTGCTAGTTGCAGAAGTTACCCTTAATCGGGTAGAAAGTGATCACTTCCCAGACACTGTTTGTGGTGTGGTGTACCAAGGGCGTAAAGATGCGAATGGTAACATGTTGCGTCACCGTTGCCAATTTTCTTGGTATTGTGATGGTCTATCAGACCGTGCAAGAAATGAAAATATGTGGGATCAAGTTGAAGAATTGGCCACTAATGTTTTGAATGGTGATATTGAATTGCTAAATATTGGTGCTACTCACTACTTGAACCCTACAAAAGTTAGTCGTATGCCAAGGTGGACACGTAAATATGAACTTGTTGGTACATGGGGTGATCATCACTTCTATGCAATGGGTGATCGGTTATGATCCGTTGGTATGATTATGTGGCAGCAGTTGTGTTTGCAGATTTCTTGCTAGGATTTTTCCTAGCAAGTTTTACTGTAGCTGGATTTTGGAAAATCTTTTTTTTCGGTATTATGGTTTTTGTCGTGTATGATTTATGGTGTGATGTGTACTGCAAAATTCGTCTAAAAATGGAAATAAAAAATGACAATAAATTATAAAGATCGTTATGAAAAGCTTGTAAGTTCTCTAGGCTACGAAGTTGACAAGTTTGATGATATTGAAGATTTTGATAAGCTGACAAAAGTTGCAGTTTTTCTTCTAAAAGTCAAAACAGCTTTCATGACAAGCAAGCCCGAAGAAACAGGAACTTTGTTTATAACAGGAGTTTCAGGGGAAAAAGATGATATGGGTTTACCTGAATATATCAGTATATGCCCAACATATGGACTTGATGGATTTTCTATGTATAAAAAGCATACTGAATATTCATCACCAGATTATTAAGGAGATTTTGTTATGGCGAAATATAGAACTATTACAGTAGATACCACAGTAGATGTGGATGTTGATTTAGATGATTTTGATGATGATGATCTAATCGAAGAGATTGAATCACGCGGATATACTGTTAAAGATGAAGATGAAGATGATTTAAGACTTGACAACTACCAAATTGATATTCTTATCAAATACATAGGTGATCAAAAAATCGGTTCTGATCTATGGAAGATCAGTGAAAAATTATATGAAAATAGAGGTTGATGGCATAACATATGAGACCATATACTTCCCTTTTTTCAGAAAAGAGATTGGGAAGAAT